TATTGCCCATAAACACTTCGGCCATAACCGGACCAGTGATGCGTAGTTCACCTGGCTTGAAACCATCTAAGTTAACAACAGGAACTGTTCCGCCAATGATAGCAGGGAATTGCACCTGTCCCATCTTGTCCAAATTCTCTCCGCTTACTGGAGCATCAGTTGCTCCGAAGTCTACTGTTTTGGCATTGATTTGACGAATGCCGCCTGATGATCCAATACTTTGATAGTTCATGCCTGTACCTGTGGCTTTTTTGTAGCCTTCGGCCCACTTGGCATAGATTGGGAATGGAAAGGTAGCGCCTGCACCTGTAATGTCTGCGGCTTGTGCTGACACTGCTACGGCTGCAAATAGAATAGCAAATAATTTTTTCACTGTAAGTCTCCTTGTGATGTTAGTTCTTACACAAATATTTAAACACAAAACGATTACAAAATGATTACAATTTTGTGAAATTTTTATCAAAAAGAAACCCGCCGAAGCGGGTCCTGTTATTTTCTGTTACGAGGTATAACTACCCTAAGCAGTGTTTAGGCTGCTAAAGCGAACTGTTCGTCGTTTGCGTTTACGTTTTTTGCTTCTTCGGCCGGGAATCCCCAACCCTACGGTTTTCACATTACCGTGCTGTCCACTCTGTTACTCTTTGCCCTGTCGAAACCATGACTGGCCCATTAGTAAGAACATTGCTAGTGATCCATAGTCCGGAACTACGCCACTATTTTTTGCGCTGTTATTTGGTGCGAACAATATTCTTACTGGTGGACCAGGCGGGAGTCGAACCCGCGTCCAGAACACTTTTCTCTTTGCTTCATACAGCAATAACTTTTAACAGACTTCCCAGGGTGTGTTTGGCCTCTGCTAAGCCTGTAGGAATCTCACCTACTGCATATCTGCTACGCAAACTTGCCCCTGCAAAAGTCTATTATTTATTATACAACAGGATTGCCTTGACTGTCAAGTTCCATCCAAGTATGATCGCCCATATATTTTACATGTGCAATATATTCATAATCCTCAGGTGGACCACTTGACCATCCGTTGGGTCCTTGAAACACTAACAATGTTTTTGATTTTCTCTTGTCCCAGGTTAACCAGTATGATTGTCCTAGCACAGGGCTGAATTGATATTCGGCGGCATGTACCGCGTCAGTTATTTCTAGCCTTCGTTTAATCTGCTGTGCTTGTGTTTCTAATACAGCAACCAACTGCATTATTCGATCGTATTCTTGCTGGGCATAAATCCTAGCATGATTAATCATTATGTCTTTTTGTTTAGTCACTGGGACTAAATCAAATTTTATACCACCTGCCTCAGTGGGATACTCACTGACATTTCTATTGAAGAAAGGAATTAAAGAACCAGTAGATGTAGAATCATAACTGGTTCGCCCTTTTGCAGAATTAGGAGATTCTGGTATAGTTAAGGACATTGCCGGAACCATATTGACTTTCGGCAATCATCTTAGCCTGCAAATCATCGTTAGCATTTACACGAACATGTGCGGTTTGATATGCATTAAGACGAATCCAAACTTCATATGTGTACATTTTAGTCTTTCTTAATTGAACGAATATTTTGAGCTTGCTTACCTTTATCACCTTCGGTTAGATCGAATTCTACTTCTTGTCCAACTGCCAGTGTCCTGTATCCTTCCATTTGGATTTGACTAAAGTGTGCAAACACATCATCAGTTGTGCCATTTGGAACGATAAATCCAAAACCTTTTGAATTATTAAACCATTTAACTTTTCCCTGCATACTGCTTCCTACTTGTTATTATTATACTGTACTTTTACCGGTTTGTCAACCGATTATTTGGTAATTCTCCAGCAACTTACCCAAGATGGATGATTTGGAGCGATTCCCCCTGGCCAACTTATTGTAACATCACCGTCATTTGGGTTATTACTTGCTTTTGGACTTTGATTACCGCCTACAAAAGTAAATTTTCCACCTTTGTTTTCATAGACAAAATTCACATGCCTATAACTCCAAAATGCGATATCTCCAGGTTGAGCTTGTGCGTTAGGTACCTGAACAGCACCCCATCGTCCAGGAGTTGTAGTTATGGCTGCGGCTGCGGCAGTTTGCACATACTTATAACCAGAACATTTGAGTCCAAAATTAACAAATCCCATACACCATGCAGTTTGATCACTGACCCATGGTCCCGAACTAGGATATCCGAGGCTTTTCCAGATACCAACAATATTAGGATTACTTGGACCTCCGGATTGACCTGTTTCTCTCCACATGCCACGGCCAGCTTCTTCTACGGTTCGTTTTAAGAATGTAACAATGTCAGCGGCGTTAGTTGCCGTTGACACTATACCTGTGCTGGTAGTTTGATCGTCCACTGGTGCATAATTACCTTTAACTCCATCTGCTGCCGCTGTTGCGTTGTAATATTGATTAGGAGCAGTAGGCGCAGCAATCTGAGCAGCGACTAAAGTCTCAGTTTGTTGTGCAACTTCGGTTTGTGCATTAGGAGGAATATTAACAGCAATATCTACATCAATTCCTGCAAAGCTAGCACTGCCGCCGGGCGACAACCATAGTGCAACTGGTACATTGTTAGCAAACACATTGCCGCTTCGATATACATCACTAATTCTTCCACCGCCTGGGATATAAGGCATTGTCTATATTCCTTACAAAGATATTGCAGTGCCAGTAACTTTGTACCATGCACCGTTTACATAATATGCTGGCTTACTAGACTCATTTGACACACAACCTAGCCTACCATTTTCTGGATCATTAACAACTCCACCTGTTGAAGTGTCTAGAATAGCTATATTTTGAGATACTGCAACAACCGCCCCCGATATACTGTCTGTACGCAGTTGGACAACATAATATTCGTATCCTTCTAGTGAAGAATCATTTCGTACTGTAGTTGTAAAACTTGCAGCATTACCAGTTATCGTTATCGAACCCGAAGTAGATGCACTGACAAAATCACTTGCATTGACATTGGTACCTGCAACAGTCCAATAGAGTGTGGTACCATTGGCAACTTCAGTAGTTGCAACCGAAAAAGTTACAAGAGTACCTTCGTTAACTTCAACGGCATCAGCAGTAATGTCATAAGTTGGCATAATGAATCCCTAAACTAGTATTTACGCTAGAGCAATACCAGTAGTTCCCTGCAGATACTGATCCGCTGCTTCTTTTTTACTAGGGCACATTGCAATAATGTGTTGTTGCTTTAATACAATAGTTTCTTTTGCACCTAAGAATAGAAATGGAATCATTCCTAGTCCTTGTGGTCCGAGGCTTACAGTTAGTGGCCTGTTAACTGTAACTGTATCGGCAGTTTCTGATTCTAGTCGAGCAATGATTTCCTCACCGTTCATAAATTTAATAGTGACAACATCACCTACTGCTGTTTGCTTTTCTAATAACATGTTTATCCTTTTCTCTGTGCTAAAATGTTTATGTCTTGTTTTCGTCTGGCGTTTTCTCTTTCTAGAAAAGAGACACGCTGATTTAATTCTTTAACCTGCTGTATTAACTTAGCAAGTTGTTGCTCTAGTGCGGCTATTTTTTGATCTTTAGGATCTGTCATCACTTTTCTCGGGTATCTCGCACAGTGCTTCTAGAGTTTTATAATGCTGGTATGCTTTCTGTAGTGCTTCAAAGTGCTCTAGCTTGGCAGGATCCGGAGTTAGAATAGCCAATCTCTTTTCAATAGTAGTTAGCAAGTCTCCAAGACTACGGCCTTTCCATTTGATGTCTCCATCAAATTTAGCATCGCTGGTAACGTGTAGTCCCGAACTTGAAACGTTTGCTATACTACTTGCTCCGCTTGTAAAAATATAGGGGTTAGTATTCCACGTTCCATTAGCACCTGCGCCAGTTGATATAGTGTAAGATCCTGATGCACCTGATGCACCTGTTGTTGAAAAAGAATAGTAATTCATTGAATTGCTAAGATCAATTGACATATTATCCAGATTATCTAACTGACTAATGGTTAGTTCGTCATCACTGTTAGCCATTTAATCTAGCCTTTAACTCTGTAAACCCACCAATTAGTTCTCCATCTAAAAATATTTGGGGAACGGTGCGAGCAGTAGGGACGGCTTCTAATAATTCTTCTTTGGTATAACCGTCTCCAATTTTCTTTTCTTCAAAGGCAATGCCTTTCTGTTTTAATAATGCTTTTGCTTGTTCGCAGAAGGGACAATGGTACTTAGACCATACAATTGCTTTCATGTTATTTCCTTTATAGATCTGGTAATTCTTCGTATTCGACTTGATCACTCATTACGCCAATGACGTAGTTTGTGCTTTCATTTTCTTGCAGGGCAGTTTGTTTTTTGTTAATGTTAACATGCTTATTGAACCAAGGGATAGGACTAAACTTAGGATGGTCTCCTTGATATTTGATGCCAATTTCTTTTAAGCGAACAAACGCAGTGTAGTCAACAAAGTCAGATAGGATAGTAGCATTAAGGCCAATAACTGGTCCTAGCTTGAACAAATAATCTGCCCACTCTTTTTCTTCTCGAATAACATCCATGTAAAGAGCATAGACTTCTTCTGCACATTCTTCTTCAAGTTGTACAAAATCTGGGTCGTCTTTGGTTACATTATTAATTAACCAAGCAGTCCATTCTGCATGTAATAATTCGTCCTGTAGGATTAAGCTGATAATATTTCCGTTGCCAATGTAGATCTTATTCTCTACCATTGCTAGACTGGTAGCAAAGCTCACCATAAAGCGTAAAGCCTCCAGTGCATATGATGCGTGTAGTCCCATCCATATGGCTCGCTTATGAGCATGGAGTTCAATTTCTTCGCCCAACTCTTTACGGCAGTTAAGCTGATGAAGATCCTCATAGTAACGACCAATGTTAGCAGCCATACCAACAATTTCAGTCGTGTCGTGAATCTTGTTAAATTCTTCCTTAGGTACGCCATAGACATTACGAATAATGTGACTGTAAGATTTTGAGTGAATATTTGTTTCAAAGAAACTCCAATTGCTTACTAATGCTTCAAGCTCGGGAATACTAATGACAGGTTGAAACACTTGGTTAGGTGCACGACCTTGAATACTGTCCAACGCTGTTTGGCGAAGTAGATTACTTGTAAAAATATGTTTCACGGCATCACTGGCTTCTTTGTGATCCATCTTGTCTTTAGTGAGACTAATTTCTTCTGGTACCCAAAAGAATCCACGAGCAAGTTCTTCATACTTGGCAATCTTGGGATACTTAACTTCCTCGAATCGTTGTACTGTAACAGGACCTGCAGGATCTAAAAACATTTTTCGTTTTAAATAATTTGTCTGTTTGCTTAGATTATATTGTTCTTTTGACATAATGTTCCTTAAAGTTTGCAGGCCTCGCAGTCGGCGTCGTCGTACAGAGTTACACTATCGGCAGCATTAACATATGATGGAGGAGCAACTATTAATGTATTGGTAGTTGTTACACCTTCCTTAGCACCGACTTTGTTAATTAAGCTATAGTATATAGTCTTGATACCCCATTTGTAAGCCAACATTAAGTTTTTGGCAATTAAAGTTCCCGGGACCTTGCGATCCTTTTGTGGGTCTAAGCTGGTAAAGTGTGCAGGATTATAGAATGTATTAGTTGACAAACTTTGATCAATGTAGGCTGCTAAAACCGCAGCAGTTTTCAAATAATCAACACAGTCCTTTTGGTCCCACATCAACTGATAACGATTCTTTAGGCGTTTGTACTCTGGCACGACCTGTACAAACGATCCAGCTTTCGATTCTTTGACAGAAATCAATTCCATCGGCATTTCAATTCCGTTAGTGGAATTTAACACAACTGAGCTGGACTCGACCGGTGCCACGGCCATTAAGGTAGCATTACGGATACCATACTTCTTCATTAAGGATCTCAGCGGCTCCCAGTCCATACTTGGCGTAAAGTCTGTTAGCTCATCAACTCCTTTGTTGCGACGCTCCCAAGGAAATACTCCCTTACCATACCACGTGTGTTCACTACGTGTACACGGGCCCCTCTCTTGGGCCAATTCCACACTGGTCTCGGTAAGATAGTATGCTTGATGTTCCATCCAACGCTTAACTTCTGCAAGACTATCAGCTTCGCCGTATTTGAAGTTGCGTTTAGCATGCCAGTAGGCTAGGTTAGTAATGCCAACCCCTAATGGTTCAAACTCTAAATTAGCCAAACGACTCTGTACACTCAAGAAGTCTTGATAGGATAATAAGTTAGACAACGAACGTACAAGTACACGACAGGCCTTTCTCATCTCCTGTGGGTTGCGGAACGCTCCCCAGTTGATGCTGCCAAGAGTGCAAAGAGCAATTCGTCCCTCAGGATCTTCAATTCTCTGGAAAGGGCGGGTGGGTAAAAGTATCTCTTGGCATAGATTGGATTGATAAATTGGATCAACTGTTGTATCAAAAGGACCTTGGTTGATGACATTGTCAATGTTGACAAGATAGATGCGACCAGTATCAGTCCTCTCTTTAAGTATTCCAGCTTTGAATATCGCATCTGCCGATACAACCTTCTTTTTCTTTGTCTTGTCTTGCTCATACTGTGTATAAAGTTTTTCAAATAGACTAGTATCTCGATAGTAGGCTTCGTATAGATCTGGAACTTCTGCAGGATCAAAAAGGCTCATCATTTCGCCATTCTTATAGCGATTCCAGAACATCTTGCTGACCACTACACTGTAATCCATTTGACGCACACGGGTTTCTTCAGTACCTTGGTTGTTTTTAAGTACAATTAAGTCTTCAAACTGATAGTGCCAAATAGGGAAAGTAACTGTACAGCTGGCATTACGTATGCCGCCTTGCGAGCATGATCTTAAATCTGCAAACCATTTCTTCAAGAAAGGAATCATTCCAGTATGCTTGATCTCACCGTTGCGAATTGGGGCACCTAAGGGGCGAATTCGACCAATTTCTAGGCCAATTCCGGCTCGTTTTGATGCATATTTGGCCATCATTTCGCCTGCTGCAAAAATACTGTCCAGTGTATCATCACTGCTGATCAATACACAAGAGCTGAATTGTTTTGTTGTAGTTCCTAGACCGGCGAGAACAGGTGTAGCTAATGTAAAGTGCCCATCACTAGCTGACTCGTAGTATTCCTTAACCCACTTTAACCTCTTGTCCTTGGATTCGTTGTGGAACGCTGTTGCAGCAGCAATAGCATAGCGAACTTGCGGAGTTTCATAGATCTGACCAGTAGCACGATTTTGAACTAGATACTTTTCTGCTAGCTGTGCAACGGCTGCATAGGTATAATTTTCATCTTTGGCATGATCGATGAATAGATCAATAATGTCCCATTCTTCTTTAGTGTACCAATCTAGAAGCTCGCTAGTGTACATGCCCAGTTCTACGTTTTTCTTAACAATGTCATAAAGGGCAGGAGGTTCGTATTCTCCGTAGACTTCTTTACGCAACATACTGACTTTTTGTCTGCCAGCTACCTGTTGATAGTTTACATTATTGATTTCTGGATTTTCTGTTTCGTCGATCAAGTCGACCATTGCTTTTAACAGTAGTTCGTCGATGGTTTTCGTGGTCATTCCGTCGTGTAGT